CTTACTTTATGGAAGATGCTATTGAAGAAGCTGTTGCTTCAGGATCAGACTATGTACGTAAGCATTGGGAAATGAAGATGGAGGACGATGATAGTATTTCTACAGACAGTGAGAGATGGGAAGTACTAGAGTTCTGGGGTTTTGTTGATAAAGAAATACTTGAAGAGAACGGCATTAAGATACCTAAAGAGTATGAAGACTTGTTTGAAGTCAATGCTAATATATGGATAGTCAATGGTAAAGTAATTCGTTGTGTACTTAACCCCTTCAAACCTGCACGTATACCTTACTACGCAGTGCCGTTTGAACATAACCCATACAGCTTCTTTGGCGTTGGTATTGCTGAGAACATGGATGACACACAGACACTAATGAACGGTTTCATGCGAATGGCTGTTGACAATGCTGTATTATCTGGTAATCTTCTTATTGAGATTGACGAAACCAATCTAGTACCAGGACAAGACATGAGTGTGCATCCTGGCAAGGTCTTTCGCAGACAGGGAGGTGCTCCTGGTCAAGCAATCTTTGGCACTAAGTTTCCAAACGTTGCAGGTGAAAACATGCAGCTATTTGATAAGGCAAGAGTACTAGCAGATGAATCAACTGGTTTCCCATCTTTCGCTCATGGTCAAACAGGCGTTACTGGAGTTGGTCGTACTGCTTCTGGCATTTCTATGCTTATGTCTGCTGCCAACGGTAGCATTAGGACTGTTGTAAAGAATGTAGATGACTATCTCATTGCTCCAATGGGTAAAGCATTCTTTGCATTCAATATGCAGTTTGACTTTGATGAAGGTATACGTGGTGATCTAGAAGTAAAAGCTAATGGTACTGAAAGCTTAATGGCTAACGAAGTACGTAGCCAACGCTTGATGCAATTCTTACAGGTAGCCTCTAACCCAATGTTAGCACCGTTTGCTAAGATGGATTATATTGTACGAGAGATTGCTAAGAGTATGGATCTAGACCCTGATAAAGTTACAAACTCTATGGCAGATGCTGCAATACAAGCTGAGATAATGAAGGGTTTCCAACAGCCAATGCCTGAGCAACCACAAGCTCCACCTCAAGAGGAACCACCTGCAGGTGCAGATGCACAAGATCAGACAGGCGCAGGAGGTGGCACTATAGGTACAGGTGTAGCGCCAGTACCAAATGAGCAAGGTTTTAGTGGTAATGTCGCTTAAGAGTTTTGTAAACAATAAAGCACAGTGGGATGCATTCTGTGAAGAACTAGACATTTTAATTCTTGAGCAACAAAGAAGATTAGAACAATCAGAGGCGGCAATAGATTTACATCGTTGTCAAGGTGCAATAGCTACATTACGAAGACTAAAATATTTGAGGGATAAAGTTAATGGCATTAAATGAAGATAGACAGATGATACTAGCATTCACGTCAGACGATGTTGAGGTAGATCCTGTATCAGGTAATGAAGTACCACCAGGCTCACTACCTGAAGAGGTAAGAGATGATATTCCTGCTCAACTTAGTGAGGGTGAGTATGTAGTACCTGCTGATGTTCTTCGTTTTTATGGGTTAAAGTTTTTTGAAGATCTTAGAGAAGTAGCTAAAATAGAGTTAGCTCGTATGGATGCAGAAGGACGTATTGGTGGTCAACCTATAGAGCCTACAAAAGAAGGTGAACTAACTGCTGAAGAAGAAGCGGAAATAGAAAAGCTTACTATGGCAGTGGGAGGTTACGCTACTCAACAGCCTACACAATCTACGCAACCTGATCCTTACCAACAACAACAAATGATGTATAGACAAGGTGCACCTGTTGCTATGGGTAATGCAGGTTATAACACAGGTGGGTTAGAAGATGGTAATTCTCCACCTCCTCCACTTAGCCCACCTCCCCCACAAGATACCCAAGCAGAATTTGACTTCTCAAAGTTTGGTGCAGGTTTTAGTTTTTCTCCTAATGCTCAACAAAACTTACAACAAATATCACAAACAACAGAAGAGCCTCCCTTTACTCCTGTAATGCTATATGGTCCTAATAATGGAAAGCCTGAAGTAGAGGCTAAAACGTTAGCACAATACAACGCTCTATTAGCCGAAGGATATACTTTAACACCTCCTGTCAGCAGTGGTGATGGTGGCAGTTCTACTCCTCCACCAGAGCCTAAAGACCCTACAAGTTGGGCTGATGGTTTAGACTTTACAGACACAGATGCTATGAAAGCGATTGTAAAAGACTACTTGGAAGTTTCAAAAGGAAATAAAAAGATTGCTATGATGGGGCCAATTGGTGCAGCTTTTGTTGGCCTTGATAGGCTACAAGGTGTTGCTCGTTCACATGCTATTGCAAATATGGTTGAAAAGTTTGACAAGGACGCAGCAGAAGAAATGAGATTAGAAATAAAAGAGGTAGAAAAAGGTGCTCTATTTAAAGTTGTTCCAGACGGTTTACATAATGGTTCTATGATAACGGAACAACTTGAAAGTAAATTTGGTACAACTGCTACAGAAATAATGAGTAGTCTAGGTATACTTAAAAGTGGTGTTAAACCAAAGCCGAAGCCTCCTGAACAGCCTAGCGGTGGTGGAACTGGTGGTTCTAGTAATAATAACGATAGGCCGACTCATGCAGAGATAATGGCAAATGTAGCGGCAAGTCAAAGTTCAGCTTCAGATCCATCTTTATCATATCAAGATACTCAACAACAGGCAGCAATAGATGCAGGAATATCGGAAGCTACAGCAAGTAAATTAACTGGTTCAGGATATATAGCAGGTTCAGATGTAGGAACAGGTGTGGGCGGTTCTGACATATCAGGCCCAATGAATAAAGGTGGACTAGCAAGTAAAACTAAAAAGAAGAAAAACAAAAAATAATTCCATATAAATATAAGGATACCCGGTTACGACTGGCCCCAACATAAGGAGAAACAAAATGGTAGAACAAACAGCAGCAGCAACGGAAGAAGCAAAGCCTATAATAATAGACTCTGCAGCACATCGTAGAAATGCAGAACGTGCTAAACGTGATGAAGAAGAGCTAAAACAACTCTTAGAGGAACACACAGGTGACTCAGAACAGGAAGAAGAATCCAGTAGCGAAGCTGTTAAGGACACCAAAGTTCAGGCAGAGAGTGGTTCAGAACAAAAAGAAGAACCAAAAGCTGAAGCACAAGAAGAAACTACAGACGATGACTTAAGTGCAGAAGAGAAAACGTTTAAGCAACGCTATGCTGACATCCAACGCCACATGCAAGATAAAGCGGAAGAGCATAAGGCACAAATAGAAAAACTAAAAAATCAACTAGACTCAGCCGCTAAAAATGAGCTTGTACTACCTAAGTCAGACAAAGAGATAGAAGCTTGGGCTAAGAAGTACCCTGATGTAGCAGGAATAGTAGAAGCTATAGCAGATAAGAAAGCCCAAGAACGTGCATCAGATATTGATAAACGTTTAAAAGAAGTAGAAGAGTTACGTGTAAATGCTAAACGTGAGAAAGCTGAAGCTGAATTACTAAGTATGCACTCTGACTTTGAAGCTATTCGTGCAGATGATACTTTCCATGAATGGGCTAAAGAACAGCCTAAATGGGTACAAGATGCACTATATGAGAATGTTGATGATGCCAAGTCTGTGTCTAGAGTAATAGACTTGTACAAAGCAGACAAAGGTATTACTACAAAGAAACGTAACACAGAGAATAAAGACGCAGCTAAGGCTGTCAAGTCTCGTGTACGTAATACACCTGAAACTGAAGAAAGTAATACATATCTTCGTGAGTCTCAGGTTAATAAGATGTCCACTAGAGAATATGAGAAACGATCTGATGAGATCATGGAAGCTATTCGTAGTGGAAAGTTTATTTACGATATGTCTAAATAATTACTTGACAATAATAAATTCGTAAGTATAACTACTAACATGATAAGAGTGACTTAAATGTTACTCTATCGTGTGACTAACACTAAGCCACAATAAGAACTACCCAGACATATAGGCCCAGTAGCTATGAAGTAGGCCAACTGATTAGCATGTTGATACCCTAATATGAATGGCCTCTTTGGTGGATATGACGTGTACATTTTAACTTTTCGCCAATAATCTATTCCAAGCAGGTACAACTTGCGTTCCGCAAGAGTGCCGTAGCTAATGCGATCACAAACTCTGATTATTTTGGGGAGATCGCAAACCAAGGTGATACAGTGAAAATTATCAAGGAGCCAGAAATTTCTGTTTCCTCATATTCTCGCGGTACACAAATCTCAGCACAAGATCTTGATGACGAAGAGTTTCAATTGACTGTTGATAAAGCTAACTACTTTGCTTTTAAGATGGACGATATTGAAGAAGCTCATAGTCATGTAGATTTTATGCAACTTGCAACAGATCGTGCAGCATACAGACTAGCTGATCAGATGGACCAAGAAGTTCTAGGTTATCTGTCAGGTTTTAAACAGTCTGCGTTACACGCAAATGCAGGTACAGCAAATGACGTGGTAAACGGCACTAAAGCTGTATCAACTGCAGGTTCAGACGAACTTCTTTCTTCTATGAAGCTAAAGAAGGGTTCCTTTGGAAACATCACTACATCATCTGCTGATGATCACTCAATTCCATTGAAACCACGTTTAGGTGGCGCAACTGCTGCCGATACTGCAACAGCAACCCCATTACAAGTTATTGCTCGTATGGGACGCCTTTTAGATCAACAACAAGTTGATACAAGAGGCAGATGGTTGGTTGTTGACCCAGTGTTTGTAGAACTACTCAAAGACGAAGACTCACGCATGTTAAATGCTGACTTCGGTGGAGCAGGACTACAAAACGGTTTGGTATTGAATAACATTCACGGTTTCCGTATGTATACTTCATCAAACCTTCCTTCAGTAGGAACTG